AAACTATAGGGGGTTATACGGAAGTGATGTTCAATTTACTGAAGCAGAAAAGTCAAGAGTATTTATTAAAGTTACCAAAACAAAAACTCTCGCAGCTTATGGACAAATTGTTGATGTACTATTTGCAGGCAACAAGTTTCCTATTAGCATTGAGCCAACAATATTACCTGAAGGTGTCGCAAGCGATGTTAGCTTTGACCCAAAAAAGCCTGAACAACTTAAAGGGGAAACTTCGTTGTCTTCGCCTTATGGGTTTAAAGGTGATGGCATGGATTTACCGAAAGGTGCTACTGAAAAAACATTGGCAGAAAGGCTGGGTCCTTTACAAGACAAGTTGGAACAAGTTGAAGGATTGGAAGAAGGGGTAGGTAAGACACCTACTGCTATTACATTTAGTCCTGCTATGATTGCAGCTAAGTCTATGGAAAAACAAATCATGGACCAACTACAGGAATCAGGTGCAAGTAAACAATTAAGAAGCACAGCATTTGAAATGGCATTATTCGGAACAGGAGTAATGAAAGGACCTTTTGCTGTAGACAAGGAATATCCTAATTGGGATGATGAAGGTAACTATAGTCCTATATTTAAAACTGTACCATCAACATCACACGTATCAGTATGGAATTTTTTTCCTGACCCTGATGCTGCTAATATGGATGAAGCACAATACGTAATTGAAAGACATAAGATGTCAAGAACTCAATTACGTGGATTAAAAAAGAGACCATACTTTCGTGAGAATGTGATTGATGAAGTAATTGCGTCAGGCGAAAACTATGATAAAAAGTATTGGGAAGATGATTTATCTGATTATGCAGCAGACTATGGCATAGATAGGTTTGAGGTATTAGAATATTGGGGTATGTGCGAAGTTGATATGCTTGAGGAAAATGGTGTAGATATACCAAAGGAACTCAAAGAGTTTGACGAGTTGCAAGCTAATATATGGATTAGTAATGGTAAACTAATACGAATGGTTCTTAATCCTTTCAAGCCTGCTACTATACCTTATATGGCAGCGCCTTATGAACTAAATCCATACTCATTCTTTGGTGTAGGTTTAGCAGAGAACATGGATGATACGCAAACTCTTATGAATGGTTTTATGAGAATGTCTGTAGATAATGCAGTATTATCAGGTAACTTGCTTATAGAAGTTGATGAGACTAACTTAGTTCCGGGGCAGGACTTATCGGTGTATCCGGGCAAAGTGTTTAGAAGACAAGGTGGTGCTCCGGGTCAGGCTATCTTTGGTACTAAGTTTCCTAACGTATCAAATGAAAACTTGCAACTATTCGACAAGGCTAGACAATTAGCTGACGAAAGTACAGGATTGCCTTCTTTCTCACATGGACAAACAGGTGTGCAGGGTGTAGGTCGAACTGCATCAGGTATATCAATGTTGATGAACGCAGCAAGTGGTAGTGTTAAAACTGTTATTAAGAATGTAGATGACTACTTACTTAAACCATTAGGTGAAGGTATGTTTCGTTTTAATATGCAGTTTAACTTTAACAAAGATATCAAGGGCGACTTAGAAGTTGTTGCACGTGGAACAGAAAGTCTTATGGCTAATGAAGTACGCAGTCAAAGATTAATGTCTTTCTTGCAAGTTTCATCTAGTCCTGTTCTTGCACCGTTTGCTAAGTTTAATTACATAATTAGAGAAATAGCAAAGTCTATGGAATTAGACCCTGATAAGGTAACTAATAATATGGATGAAGCAGTTGTACAAGCAGAACTACTAAAAGGTATGCAGGGTGAACAACAGCCACAGCAACCTCAACAGGCAGGTCAACCACCTGTCGGTGCTAACCCACTAGACCCTACAGGAGCAGGTGGGGGTAATGTAGGTACAGGACAAGCTCCAGTGCCGGGAGAACAAGGATTTTCAGGAAATGATGGACAAGCAGGTGCTGCAGCAAATCAAGCCGCTAACCAACAACCCCAAGCTAATGAACAGCTTCAATGATTACATTGATGCATTAATAAAACAACAGCATAAGATACTAGAACAGTCTAACGACATGATAACTCTACATAGGTCTCAAGGAGCTATAGCAACTTTAAGTAAACTCAAACTATTAAGGGATGAAGTAAATGGCATTAAGTAAACAAATGGAAATGTTTGAAGATGGTGGTCTCAAAGATGAAGGTGGCATGATTGATGAAGTATCAGGTAATGATGTTCCTCCGGGTTCTACACGAGAAGAAGTGAGAGATGATATACCTGCACAGTTAAGTGAAGGGGAGTTTGTATTTCCTGCTGATGTTGTTAGATACATCGGTCTTGAAAAATTAATGATGATGAGACAAGAAGCTAAACAAGGACTAAAGCAAATGGAAGCTATGGGTCAAATGGGTAATAGTGAAGAAGCCACCATGCCTGACGATTTACCTTTTGATGAAACAGACCTTGACATTGAAGACGATTTAGAGTATAATACAGGTGGAGTTGTTCAGGCACAACAAGGTACATTTGTACAAAACCCTGTTCCTATGGGATATGCACAATTTCAGAATGAAGGCATAGACCCTAATCTTCAAGGCATGCAACAAATTCAACCAAATTTAGCACGAGGAGTATACAGACCAAATACAGGTAATGTATATGGTGGCTATAATGTTAATACTCCTGTAGACTTTCAAGGTTTACTAGGTTCAAGTGCTCAAGGAGCACCTCAAACAGAATTAGTTAAATATTATAATGAGAAGACAGGTCAGACACGCATGATACCACACATAGTAAATGCTGATGGTACTAGAGGAGATTCTATATATCCTATACCTGAAGGTTTTGACATACAAGAACCCACTAAAGAAGAAGAGAAGAAAAAAGAGCCAGACTCAGTTAGAGTTCCTAGTGCTACAATACAAGATAGTGGGGGAGATGATGATTCAGGAGTTGGTGACTTAGGTGGTGCAAGAACAACTATAGGTGGAGAAGAGTTTGCTATATCTTATGGACTAGATGGAACTGTGTCTTTAACAAGTGTTGCTGACTATAATAGAACAGGCAAAACAAATTTTACTACTGTAACTCCTGCTGTAGCTGAAGCAATTAAAGCTCAAACTTTAGGTCAGTTATCACAGTTAGGTAAAGGTTTTGGATTAAAAGGTACAGCTTTTGCAGAACTCGCAAAGAAAATGGGTGTAGATACACCTAGGTATGATAAATTAGGTAATTTAATAGATAAAGGTAGAGAAGCCACTAGAACACTAGAATCTATTAGAAAAGGAGATGAGAAAGCTATTTTTGGTAGAGATGTGGGTATGTTAAGCCAAAGACAGGGTTTTGATTCCATGAGTAGACGAGACATGGAAAGAATACAAGAAAACATAGAAAAAGGTGGCACTGAAAAATTTACTAAAGAAGATATAACAAATTTAGATTTGGCTTTTAGTAAAAAAGAAGAAAAAGAAAGACAGGAAGCACAAGCAGCAAAAGAGAAGGCAGAAAGAGAAGCATATTTAGCTGAACTAGAAGCTCAAAAAACTGCTAAAGAAAAAGCAGAACAGGCTAAAAGAATGGAGTCTGAAAGATTGGCTAGGGAACAAGCTGCAAGAAGAGAGAGAGAAAGAAACAACCAAAACTATGATTCAGGTGATGACAACTATGGTGGTGAATCCTCTATAGGTGGAGAAGGTGGACTAGATGCATCATCAGGAGTTGGTGGTGGTGGTGGTTGGACTGCTACAGGTGGATTCATCAATAAAAAGAAAATAGTAATGCACAAAGGAGCACCTAAGAAAAACAAAAGAATGAAGCGAGGTGGATTAGCTTCTCAAAAGTAATTCACAATTAATGGCTACTTATCCCCCAACATAACTGGCTACGATAACCCCAAGGAGAAAAATATGGCTGAAGAAGCTACAAAGACAATGGTGGAAGAAAATACACCTAAAAAAGAAATGTTTATGAATAGACCTTATTCTCAAGAAGAGAGAGTAAAGAGAGATGAAGAAGAACTGGCAAGGCTCGTTGAGGAGCAAAAAGGTGCAGGTACGACTAGCGAAGAGGAAACTCCGAGTGAAAAAGAACCGACTTCTGCTGAAGAGAAAACTTTTAAAAAACGATATGGCGATTTAAGAAGACATACGCAAGAGAAAGAGAAACAGTTCCAAAAACAGCTAGATGATATGAAAGAGCAACTAGCTAAAGCAACTAAGAAAGAAATGAAGTTGCCTAAGTCCGATGAGGACATAGAAGCGTGGGCAACAGAGTACCCAGACGTAGCTAAGATTGTTGAAACTATTGCTATGAAGAAAGCAAGAGAACAGGCAGTTGAGCTAGAAAGTAGAATACAAAAAATAGACGAGATGTCTGTTGAAGCTAAAAAAGAAAAAGCTGAAGCAGAACTAATGAAACTTCATCCTGACTTTAATGATATTAGGGATAGTGATGATTTTCACGATTGGGCAGATGAACAGCCAAAATGGGTACAGGATGCACTATATGAAAATGACAACGATGCTAGGTCAGCAGCTAGAGCTATTGACTTGTATAAAGCAGACAAAGGAATCGGTAAGGAAACTAAGACAAAGAATGATAAGAGTGCAGCTATGGAAGTTAGCACGAAATCTACAAAAACTAAAGTTGATACTACAGATTCTAGTAAAAAAATACTTGAGTCTGCTGTTCAAAAAATGTCCGCTGCACAATATGAGAAACAGGCTGATGTTATAATGGAAGCAATAAGGTCAGGCAATTTTGTGTACGATATATCAGGTTCAGCAAGATAAAATAAAAAAGAATGTTGACAAATAGTTATTTATGTATATAACTATATGTAACTAGAAATGTAACATGACCCCATTTGGACACTTGTGTTACATTATACTACCCACTTTAGAGATTACCCAGTTATGTGAGCCTACATAGGAATCGCTATCCTAAGTACAACCTCAACGCATGAATGGTCCTTATAAAGTAAAATGACTAAAAGAGCACAGTAAAATGTGCATTATAAATGTTTAAGGAGATTAAAATGGCATTTACAGCAGCAGCTGGCTATGGAAACCTTCCTAACGGTAATTTTAGTCCTATTATTTACAGCAAACAGGTGCAACTTGCGTTCCGTAAGTCATCTATTGTCGATGCAATCACTAATAATGATTACTTCGGTGAGATTGCTAATATGGGCGATTCCGTTAAGGTTATCAAAGAGCCAGAAATTACAGTCAAGGCATATTCAAGAGGAACTACAATAACTCCTCAAGACCTTGATGACGAAGAATTTTCACTTAATATTGACAAAGCTAATTACTTTGCATTTAAAGTGGATGATATTGAGGAAGCTCATTCGCATATTAACTTTCAGGAGTTAGCATCTAATAGAGCAGCCTACAGACTAGCCGACCAATTTGACCAAGATGTACTTGGTTATATGTCAGGTTACAAGCAATCAGCTTTACACTCAGCACCTGATACAGCTAACACTACCACTAACGGTTCTGTTGCAGTTTCAACTGCTGGTTCTGACGAACTCTTATCTTCAATGAAAATTGATGCTGAAGACTTCGGAGGTTCTGCTGGCGATGCTGTGGCTATCTTGCCAAGAACAGGTGGAGCTACAAGTGCTGCTCCTGCTAATGGAGATAGACACCCATTGACAGTTATAGCTAGAATGTCAAGACTATTAGACCAACAAAATGTTGACACTAATGGAAGATGGTTAGTATTAGACCCTGTATTTATTGAAGTACTAAAGGATGAAGATTCAAGATTATTTGATGCAGACTTTGGTGGTTCAGGATTACAAAATGGTTTAATTTTAAATAACCTACACGGATTTAAAGTGTATCAATCAAATAACTTACCAAGTTTAGGAACAGGACCTTCTACTACAGGTACTAATAGTTCTACAAACTTTGGTGTTATTGTTGCAGGTCACTCTTCATCCATAGCTACTGCCGAGCAAATCAACAAGACAGAGACTTATAGAGACCCTGATTCTTTTGCTGATATTGTTCGTGGTATGCATTTGTACGGTAGAAAGATACTTCGCCCTGAAGCAATCACTACTTGTGCTTATCATTTAGCATAGGGAGAGTAATCAATGGCTACAGTTACAAGTTTATTATTACCTGCCCACGGTAATAGTTCAAGAGGTAGAGCACCTTATCAAATACAAAAAACTATTGACCTTACTGCACAAGCAATTTCTTGTACAGGTGGTGATGTAGTTCAGTGCTTGACAATCCCTGCAAATACTAAAATAATTGCAGCAGGTTTTCAAGTTGTTGAGAGTGCTACTATGAATTCAGGTACTAATGCTACTGCTATTCTAGGAACAGGAGCAGATGACAACGAGTATGTCGCTGCTTTTGACATTGACGGTGCTGCCGATGGAGCTTATGCTCCAAGTGTAACAGTATCAGGAGATGTTGTTCTTGCTTCAGCAGATACACTTGACCTTACTTTTGCAGGAGATGGTGCAACCTTCTCAGCAGGTAAGATAAGAGTATATGCAGTACTAGCCGATGTCAGTGACATGGGTGGTGACGGTTTCAATGCCAACGAAGTTGACAGAGATACTTTAGCTTAAACTTTTTCTAGGGGAGCAGGGCAACTTGCTCCTCTACACTTATAGGAATTATTATGGCAGAAACTTACCTAACACTAACAAATAAAGTAATAGCAAGGTTGAATGAGGTTGCATTAACTTCTACAACCTTTTCTAGTGCTAGGGGTATACAAGTTCAATGTCAAAACGCAGTTAATGAATCTATACGTTTCATTAATCAGAGAGAATTTAACTACCCATTTAATCATGCAACAGAAACTAAAACACTCACAGCAGGTGTGGTTAGATATAGTTTACCAACATCTACTAAGACAGTAGACTATAATACATTTAGAATAGTTAAAGATAGTGATTTAGGAAATAGTGGATACAAGCTAGGATTACTAGATTATAATGACTATATAAATAGAGTTGTAAATCAAGAAGATGAAATAAATACTACAACTACTAGCACAACTCATACCGATAGTGTCACAACTATAACTGTTTCTAGCACATCAGGATTCGATAGTGCAGGAACAATAATTATAGCCAATGAAACTATTACGTATACAGGAACTACAAGTACAACATTTACAGGATGTACTAGAGGTGCAGCAAGTACAACAGCAGCTTCAATAGCTAGTGGTGTAACAGTAGCACAGTTTGACAGAGGTGGTGTTCCTGAATATGTAGTAAGAACTCCTGACAATAACTATCTACTATACCCATTTCCAAATAAATCATTCGCAATAAAATTTGACTACTACACATTTCCTACAGACCTATCAGCACATGGAGATACAACCTCTATACCTGACAGATTTGCACCTGTAATAGTGGATGGTGCTACAGCATTTGTGTATCAGTATAGAGGTGAAACACAACAGTATCAACTCAATATGCAAAGATTTGAACAGGGTATTAAGAATATGCAAACATTACTTGTTAATAAGTTTTCATATATACGTTCAACATTTATACCTAGAACAGGAGTTTATAACTCAGGTAGTGTAGATATTAGGGCATTGTAATGGCAGACCAATCTCAAGTAACTCCTAGTGCATTTGTGTGTGAAGGTGGCTTAATAGCTAACCGTTCTACATTTATTATGCAACCCGGGCAGGCATTACAGTTAGAAAACTTTGAGCCTGATGTTGAGGGTGGTTACAAAAGAATAAAAGGTTATCAGAGACATGTAAGACACGTAGTACCTCAGACATCCTCTTCGGATGAACCTGTATTACTAACAACAACTTTTGCTAATAAAGTTATTGCAGCTAGAGGTCAAAAGATATTTAGTTCTGCTACTACATCTTTAGGCACATCAAGTTCAAATGCTATAACAGCAGATGCTACCATGTCAGGTTCAGGTGTTATAACAGTTGTAAGCACCACAGGATTTAGTTCAAGTGGCACATTACAGATAGACGATGAACAGTTTACTTATACAGGTATTACATCTACAACATTTACAGGTGTAACAAGAGCTACTAGTAGTACAAGTGCTGCAGCTCATAGTGCAAGTTCTGACACAAGTAGAACAGTAGTATCCGAGAGTTGGACTGAAAGAGATACAGGTAGAAGTAACGCAAATAAATACTCTATAGAACGATTTAACTTTGATGGTAATGACAAGATAATATTAGTTGATGGTGCAAATGCACCTGTAGTATTTAATACATCTATAGCAGCCACTGATGTAAGCACTAGTTCTGTAGCAGGTGCTAGTATTGTAACATCATTTAGAGAACATATGTTTTATGCAGGTATGTCAAGCACTCCACAAGAAGTCGTATTTAGTCAACCCTTTGATGAAGATGCCTTTAATAGTGGTTCAGGTGCAGGCAGTTTTAAAGTTGATGATACTATTGTAGGACTTAAAGTATTTAGAGATAGTCTCTTTGTATTTTGTGAGAATAGAATATTTAAACTTACAGGTAGTTCTAGTGCAAACTTTGCAGTAACTCCTGTTACAAGAGATATAGGCTGTATAAATGGTAAGACTATTCAAGAATTTGCAGGTGACTTAATATTTTTAGGACCTGATGGATTAAGAACAGTTGCAGGTACAGCAAGGATTGGTGACGTTGAATTAGGAACTATAAGTTCTAATATACAATCTTTATTTGATGAAAACATATCTAATGCTACAGCTTTTGATTCCGTAGTTATACCTGAAAAGACACAGTATAGATTATTCTTTTCTAAGGATGCAGGTTCTGAAAGTTTAACTGAAGGCATTATATGTGTACTCAAAGGGGGTTCAGGTGGACAATCTAACTATGAGTTCTCAAGAATAAAAGGAATTAAACCTGCTTGTACAGACACATTTATTACAGCAGGAGATGTACTAGCATTACATGGTGGCTTTGATGGCTATGTTTATAGACAAGAAGAAGGTTCAACATTTGATGGTAGTGCTATAAATGGTAAGTATCGTAGTCCTGATATGACATTTGGAGACCCGGGATTACGTAAACATATGCAAAGGGTTATTGTAAACTATAAACCTGAATCAACTATTAATGCTAACTTGTTTGTTAGATATGATTATGAAGCATCTGATTCAGCAAGACCATCTGCTTATTCTCTAAATTCAGCAGATATAGCAGGTATATATGGATTATCTACATACGGTAATCCCACATATGGTGGTCCTTCACAACCATTATTAAGACAATCAGTTGAGGGTTCAGGCTTTGCAGTAGCTTTACGAGTAAATGACGATGGTTCAACACCTGCGTATTCACTCAAAGGATTTCAACTAGAGTATCAGACAGGAGCTAGAAGGTAAATGGGAGCAACCTATACAAGGCAGTCATCATATTCAGATGGTGACGTAATACAAGCAAACGATACCAATAATGAGTTTGACCAACTACTCGCAGCCTTTGCATCTAGTTCAGGACATACTCACGATGGTACTACAGGTGAAGGTGGACCTATTACTAAACTATTAGGTAATTCACTTACACTCGGAGCAGGTACAGCAGGCACAGACATAACTGTTACATTTGATGGCGAATCAAATGACGGTGTATTATTATGGAAAGAAGACGAGGATTATTTTGAGTTTAGTGATGACATACTTCTTGCTACTACAGAGAAGCTACAATTTAGAGACACAGCAATATACATCAATTCAAGTGCCGATGGACAACTTGACATTGTTGCAGACACAGAAGTACAGATAGCTGCCACAACTGTAGACATAAATGGTGCAGTAGATATATCAGGCAATTTAACTGTAGGTGGCAGTGTTATTATAGGTGGTAATACTTTATCTTCTACAGAGTTATTATTCTTAGATGGTATAACAGCAGGTACAGTAACAGCAAGTAAGGCACTAGTAGTTGATAGCAATAAAGATATTGCAAGTCTACGTAATATTACAATAACAGGTGAGCTTGACGCAGCCACACTTGACATATCAGGTGATGCAGATATTGATGGAACATTAGAGACAGATGCTTTATCAATAGATGGTACAACCATAACTGCTACAGCGGCAGAACTTAACTACAATGACACAGGTGCATCTGTAGGTACAGTCGTTGCAAGTAAAACAGTCACAGTAGATGCAAACAAAGATGTATCCTCATTTAGAAACATAACTCTTTCAGGTGAATTAGATGCAGGGTCACTAGACGTTAGTGGTGATGCAGATATAGATGGTACATTAGAAGCTGATGCAATCACAGTAGGTGGTACAGCTTTAGCTACAGTGATAGCAGGAACAACAGTTACTACAGCAACAAATGCAACACACATTACTGTAACTGATAATGAAAGCACAAATGAAGAAAACTTAATAACATTCATAGAGGATGCTTCTGCAACAGGTAATGTTGGTTTAGAATCTGATGGAGACTTTTCTTACAATCCAAGTACAGGTACAGTTACTGCTACTATATTTAAAGGTAACGTAGATGCTGTAGATGGTGACTTTGATGGAACACTAGAAGCAGATGCTATAACAGTTGGTGGAGTAGCTTTATCTGAAGTTATATCTGATACAGCAGGAGCTATGTTTTCAAGTAATACTGAATCAGGTGTTACTGTTACATATCAAGATGCTGACAATACAATAGACGTTGCAATAGATGCAGCACAGACAGGTATTACATCTTTACTTGCAACAGACATAAAGATTGGTGAAGATGACGAAACAAAGATAGACTTTGAAACAGCTAACGAGATACACTTCTATGCTGCTAATGCTGAACAAGTATATGTAGCTGATGGTATCTTTGGTCCTCAAACAGATAGTGATGTAGACTTAGGTAGTGATTCTGTACGTTGGAAAGATGCTTATATAGATACCGTTACTACGACAGGTGCAGTGACTATAGGTGGCGATTTAACAGTCAATGGTACTACCACTACTGTGAACAGTACAACTACCACTGTAGATGACCCTGTGTTCACTCTAGGGGGTGATTCTGCTCCGGGTTCAGATGACAACAAAGATAGAGGTATTGAGTTTAGATATCACACAGGTTCTGCGGCTAAAGTAGGTTTCTTTGGATTTGATGACAGTGCAGGTAAGTTTACATTCATACCTGATGCATCTAACTCTTCTGAAGTATTTAGTGGTACAGCAGGTACAATAGTTGCTAACCTTGAAGGTAACGTAACAGGTAATGTTACAGGTAACACAAGTGGTACTGCTGCTACAGTTACAGGTGCGGCTCAATCTAATATAACATCATTAGGTACGTTGACTACATTAACTGTTGACAATGTAATTGTTAACGGAACTACTATAGGTCATACAGATGATACAGATTTAATTACATTAGCAGATGGTGTTGTTACAGTAGCAGGTGAAGTCTCTATGACTACACTTGATATAGGTGGTACTAATGTCAGTTCTACTGCAGCAGAGTTAAACTTATTAGATGGTTCAGCTAAATCAACATCATCTATTACAGTGGCTGATTCAGATGCCTTGATAATAATAGATGGAACAACCACAAAGCAGATACCTGCTTCTGACTTAAAAACTTATGCTTCAGGAAGCTCGGCAAGTAAAGGCTTTGCAACAGCTATGGCAATAGCATTATAATCAGATTTTACTTGACAAAAGAAGCAATACCGAGTATAATTATATAAAAGGAAAAAGAAATGGCACAAGACTTTGAAAGAACCCTTACAGCTAACATAGATACTGCTCTTGCAGATATTAGAGCTACATCAGATAGTGATGATGCAATCGTTGGTATAAGGATGGCTAATATACATACATCACAGATAACAGTGGATGTGGCTATAACTAACGATGGTAATACCGTTCAAGCATATTTAATTAAAGATGCACCTATACCTGTAGGTGGTGCATTAGAGTTAATAGATGGTGGTTCAAAGATAATATTACAATCAGGTGATAAACTAAGAGCAAAGTCAAGTGTAACAAACTCACTTGATGTTGTTGTTTCAGCAGTTGATACTATTAGTGAATAGGAGATAGAATGGCATACTTAGGAAATGTAGTACCTGCTAACTTCCAAGCACCACCTGCTGTCGTAAGATTCAATGGTGATGGTTCTGATACAACCTTTGCACTTGGAAGAACAATAGGTTCAGTACAAGAGATACTTGTAAGTGTTGATGGTGTTGTCCAAGATAGTGCAGCTTACACTGTACCTGATGGCTCAACAT